TTATAATGTTAGCTATACTTAGAGAGAAATCTGCTTTATTGTCTCCATCTATATCAATTTTTGCCATTCGATCTTAATGTTTTAACGATTTGTATAATTGTAAAAGTTAGCGTAGCACCCATTACAAGCATTTGTAAAAACCCATTAATATCACTCACACTAAAAGCCAAAGCAAATATGTTTGCCGAGTACAATCCAAATATTTTCATTCCGTCATCCATTATTTTATTTTATGAAACAACCAAGCTTTTTCAGATCTAGGTCTACAAACTACCATAGTTTCATTCCCTACATAATAACATAAGTTATAACTATCTATTGTATCTTTTCTAATTATTCTCATTTCATTATTAACTATCTCTACAGACCCCATAGCTAAGATGTCAATATATTTAGTAGCACTTCTTTTCTTAAATCGTGTAAAAGTATTGTCATAATTTATATCTACAAATTCACTATCTCCACTCGCCCATAACCCATATATAACAGACTCTTGAGCAAAGGTTATTGAAGTTATTAATATAAGTAACAATATTTTTACTCTTCTACTCATATCATTTAATTGCCATATATATGTAAGTGCTACCTGATGCATTTATATAACTTCCTTGGTTACCAAGTGAAAACCCATCGTCTTGTAAAACCACACCACCAGCAACAGTTGCATCAGCATCATCTTCATTTGCATAAAGCCATTTATCGGGTCGTCTGCTATCTACAATAACCCAATTTGTACTATCTATTGTTGTATTTTTTATCATTACAAAACTTGGTCTAAAACCATTTGAACCTGATGAAGTTCCATCATCTGTAGTGTAAATTCTTAAACCTACCGAACCAGCACTGTAAGATGAAATTTTTTGATAACCTGCAACACTTGTAAAGCAATAAGCAATATGAGCTCCACCTGTTTGATTTTGTAATGTAAATATATTTTCATCTGGGTTGGTACTTCCCCATACACCTGTACCTGTTACTTTTTTAGCATCCGAATCTAAACTTATTCTTACTGTATTGGTTAAATCTTGATGATAAACGTGCCAATTATCAGAACTTACAGTTCTTTTTAAAATTATCATTTCAGGTGTTCTATTAGTACCATCAGATGATAATCCGTGTCCGTATGTATCGGTATTGGCATTTGGTTTGTCAAGCGAAACAATACTAAACCCTGCTGCAGGATTTGCACTTACACTTGATACCCTTGATGGAGTAGAGCCTGTAATAGAATTTACTGCAATAGTCACAGGTGTACCTCCACCTTTCCACACCCATCCAACGTAAGAATTTGGCGCTCTATTAGTACCACCATTATTATCAACAAAAAATCCATTTGCTTCAAAAGAAGAAAAGCCTTGAAATGATGCTGAATTTGTAGCTTCGGCTGCAGCTGAATCAGATGAAAGTTGCTTATTAATTCCCCTAATACTATCGTACAAAGCGTGTGGCTCAGAACTATTTGTTCTTTTTATCCAAGCCAATCCACCACTTGTTTCCAAGTCCATTCCTACACTAGAAATGTAATTACTTGTGTCTGTCCCTTCCCATAATACAGCCTTAAAATTACTTGTATCTGTTTCAGGTTTTTCGTTGTAAAGTTCGGTTACATTTTCAGCACTTAAAGCAGGTGTGAATATTCTTACTTGGTCGATAGAGCCATTAAACCAATACAATTCGCCACCTGAAGTTTGGTATTGATAAACACCTATATTGCTATTTCCATTTTGCAAAGTATAAGGTGTAAAATCGGCAGTAAGCGTTGCATCTGTAATTATTTCAATATTGTCTAAATAACCCTTTAAACCTGCTGTCGAAGATTTTGTAATTACAAGATGATGCCATTGCCCTACATTCCAAACATTTGCAGATGACGATTCATTCCCTTGTGAATTTGTACCTTGACTGTAAAGAAATCTAATACTTTGAGATGCATCTGAAGAATGATTTAAAAATACACCATATTTAGGATTTGAATTTCCTAAATGCGAAAATAAAGTTTGAAACGTAGTTCCATCACTTTTAAACCACAAAGAATATGTAAAATCATTGGCTGGACTTATTGTTGAATTTTTAACCAAAGCTATTTTACTACTACTCCCATTAAACACCGCAGCTTGACCATAGCGACCAAAACGATATTCAATATTTGATTCTGTTCCGTCATTGGTTCCTTTACTATCCTCTGCTGAATTGTCTAATTTGTAATAAGCAGCATTTGTAACAGGATAATCATTGTCATCAGTTGTAGATGTATGTACACACGCTTGTTCATTTACTAAAGCTTCAATTTCGCTTCCTGACCCACTTGTAAGTTTTCTATCAAATATCCTAAATTGGTCTAAACTTCCATTAAAAGCGTTTGCAGCATTGGTGTCACTATATCCTAAACTTGATGTAGTAACTTGTGTTAAAACAGCAGATTGGTCTAAAGTAGAAGTTCCAGCAGAAACACCATCTTTAAATATTTCAATACCATAACTTGATGCTGTATAGTTTATAGAAATATGATGATAAGTGTTTGCTGTTACGCTAACAGGTATATCCGTATCGTAGTTTGTACTATAATACACGCTACCGCTAACTGACCTTTGCAGCATAAATACTAAACCACTAGCGTGGTAATAAGTATATATTTGAAATGTCCCATATTGATTAGATGGGTTACCTACAAGAACATAAGCGAAATTTGGTGCTGTACCTGTAATACTTCTAAATTTAACAAAAAATGAAACATTAAAATCAGCGTTTGAAGCATTGCTAATTGGATTGGTAAATTGTATTCTTTGCGATGTAGTTTGTGGGAATCTTACACCTGTATTAATTTTGCCTGAAACTCCAAAGTCAACATCGGTAGGTGTAGCATTATACACCCCTGAAGCATCACTTGCATCTGTGTCAAATGAATATAAAAGTTTACCATTGTCAGCAGAAGTTCCTGTAAATGGGTTTACGTTTTCAGTAAAACAAGCTCCTGAAGAGGCAACAATACCTCCTGTAGTAAAGAATTTTTTGTTAAAAGCCATTAATCAAGTTTTACAGGAAAAAAGGTAACATCATAGCTTAAAAGACTTTCGTATTTCTTTTTAGCGTTTACTTCTTTTTTCTTTTTATCATATTCAGCTATTATCTCTGCTCTTTTAGTTTTTACATCTTCATCTATCGCAATATCTCTTTCTGCCTTTCTTACAACTTGCCAATCTGTCGAAGATAAAAGTTTATTAGCTTGACCTTTTAATCCTTCTATAATTTGTAATTTTTTAGTATCAACATCGTAAGTGTTTTTAAACTCTCCTGTGCCAACCAATTCTCCATCTTTTTCTTCCATTACCTCGTAAGTCTTAGAGAAATCAATGTCGGTTACTTTGCGAGTAAATACTTTCTTCTTATTGTCCCACTCTATACCACCAATATTTTGAGTTTGTGAATTATAAGAAGGCTGGACCACATCATAAAACCCTTCTGACTTTAATGTCTTTTCAGAGGCTTGTCTAAAATTTAAGATGTATCCCTTCTTACCATTCCAAGTGTTAGGTAATGTTGGGTAAGTGGTGATGTTTCCATCTGTTTGTCTTGCTTTCATAATTATGCGGGGTTAGTGTCTGTTGTATAATCTCCTACCGCAAACAAAAAGGTAGGGGTTGCATCGTCATCGGTGCAAAGAACTTGTATAATATTATCTTTAGTGCCATCGTAAGTAGAAGAGCCTACTTGATTTATAGATGGAGTTCCTGAGACTGTTCCAAAAGTTATGGTCTGATTACCAGTAATAAGTAAATCGACAGCTTGTCCTTTTTTGTAGTTGTTAAAATTTAAAGTAGCCGCCCCTGTCATTGAAATTTGATGTATGGCAGCAACGGACCAATCTATAGTGGTGTCAGTCGATATATTACCATAATCAGTTTTTGATTCTGTAAACCTAGCAGCTAACTGATCGTGATCTACTCCGTTATCTGATATCTGAATATCATTAGCATTAGCTGTTATACCAGTTCCTCCAATTACATTAAGTGTTCTAGTAGCGGTAATATCACCTCCACCAGTTAATCCTGTACCAGCAGTAACAGTAACAGTAGAGTGGTCTATATGTTCATTTCCTACGAAATTTGAAAGAGCATCGTGATCAACTGCACTTGCATCAACTGCAATATCATTTGTATTTACTGTTATACCAGTACCAGCTCCTACAGCTAAAGTTGCATCTCCTGAAGTAGCATCTCCTGTAAGACCTCCTCCAGCAACTATGCCAGTTATATCACCATTGAATTGATCTATCCAAGTAAACCCAGTAGATCCATCCCACTTAAGAATTTGGTCTGTAGATGGATCGTTACTAATTTGTAAATGTGCTTCGTTAATTGCTGATGCTTTAATATTATCTGCATCTACGAATGGAGTTTGAACCACATTGGAACTATTTTGTGATCCGTATATTTCACCAAGTCTTGCGTTTATTCTGGTGAACGACTCCCTTATTGTAGTTCCTGTAGAATCATTGGCTGTTGAACCAACAAAAGGTATATTACCTGTTGCAGCACTTGTAGGAGTTGTTAAACTAGTTGTTGCCATATTTTTTTATTTATAATTGTGTTTTGTCTGCTCTAAAGTTTATATTATCTGCTCTTAATTCTCCTCCGAAATAACTGATTATATCAGCAGTAAAAGGAGTAACAGGAACTAATCCCCAACAGTCAGGAGCTGAAATATCTGGAATATAAAAAGTACTCCATTGTTCGTCACCAAATCCATTGTTATCGTGGATCTCGCAATAAGTTTTTCCCCAATCTATCGAGTTTGCCATCTTTCTTTTTTAAGTAACTATTTAGCTTTATTTCGTTTTCTTGTTTAGGCTTATATACTTGCTTTACAATACCCATCCTTGATAGTAGTTTTCTTTGTCTGGGTGTATGTCTTCATTATTATTACTATAATATTCTGGAAACTTAGAACTAGCATTAAAACTCATATAGTCAATAAATCTATTAGTATAATATTCTGCATAATCCCTTTCTTTTGTAATTAATATATCAATTTCCTCTTTAGATGGTTGACTAGCGTTTTCGCTATTGTGTTTAAATACCCCTCCATTCGAAATAGTATAAGAAGCAAATGGAAGATATTCTGCCATAGCGTAATGAATTAACATAGGTTGTATATAGTCATTTACTAAAGCTAAATAGTCTCCAGCTAAAGATGAACCAATTATATCATTACTTACTTTATCATATAAATCAGTACCTAAGAAGTTGCGAATATGTATTTCTTGGGCTAACTTAACAAATTGCAAGAACTTATCAGGGTCAACTGAACCGCTTAATGCAGTGTTTTTTACGATATCCGATCTCTTAATAAATAGTGGTGTTGCCATTAGTCAGTTTCTTCTATTTGTTCATCTACAGTTTCTTCTACATCTTTCTTAATTCCAGTTTCTTTCTCTATTTCACTATCGCTAACCGCATTTGTTAAATCAGTAAATTCTAAAGGTTGGAGCGTTTTGAAGTAGATGTCAAGTTCTATACCATTGTATTCTAGTATCTTTTCAAGCTCATCTATAATAGTAACTTGCATTGGTCTAATTACAGTATTATCCATAAGTAAAGATGCTGTCATAAGCTCATCAGCATTGTTACCAAGTCCTGTATTATCTTTTATACCAACTAACATCGGAGAAACAATTCGATGGGATACCATAATTTTCTTCATACTCTCATCAGATAAGAATTGATATTGTTGATGAACATCTGGTATAGTTACCTGATCAGTGGTCGCAGCAAGTTCTTTACTATCGTTAAATGCTAATATAAACTTACCAGCATTACTAGTCCCACTGAATTTATCATATATGGATCTTTCAATAGCATCTCTTTGTTCTTTATCAGGAGTACCATTGTTAAAGTTAATCAACATAGAAGGTTGAAGCCCGTTTTGAATATTACTAATATGGTAGTTAGCAACTTCCTCTTCCAATTCACAATACTGTAATCCTCCTTGATAATCTACTGGGGAGTAATAATAAAACCCAGCTCTATATGGTCTGATATATAATATCTCTATCCCATCTTTACTAGTACCAAAAGCTGATATTCTTTTTGGTTTATCATTCTTCTTTACTTTGGTCCAATCATTACTGTAGTAATATGCCTTTATTTCTCCATCAGAAGCCTTCTCCGCCCTTATCGTCTCAATAGGTAAGTGTTCTACTTGTACTATCTGAGATCGGTCCTTAGAGTAGATTATTTGAAGAGCTGATTGACCCATCATTTTATAATCATAACACACCTTCTTCATACAATCCTTAGAGAACAATTCTTTCATTTTATTGTAATCTTCTGGCTTGTCTTTACTATCAGTTGCATCTAGTCCTCTCCCATAAATCATTTCAGCTATTCCGTTTACAGCAGCGTTGTTTGTCGGAGACCCATTATATCTATCTATAAGATATTGAAAGTATTCGTTGTCATCTCCATATTCAACCCAATCATATCTTTTTGATTCAACAACCTTTGTTGATGTATAGCTAGACAGATTAACAACGTGGACAGTGTCTTTAGGCTTGGTTGGATTTGTTCTATTTCCAGATTTTCTTCTTGACATTATAGTATTATAAATTCATTATCGAAACTCGCTTCCTCAGTGTACTCATTCTGATTTACGAAGTATTTTTCTTTATCTTGTTGATCAGTCCCATAAATCAACCCTCTATATATTTCAGTTGAATCATTACTCGCTTTCTCAACAACGTATCTATACAGGGTATCTTTAGCTACTGTAAAGTCACTAGTCAATACCATATACCCATTCTCAGTTGTCTTTGTTGGAGTAACTGTAGTTGTAGTTCTAGTCTCCTTATTAGTTAATTTAATTACTGGAGCAGTAACATCTTCTCTAGGAATGATCTTTAATATCTTACTTCCTGTTATTGGTAATATTTCCATATAACAAAATAACTAATACCCTATTGAATTGTTTTCTCTAATATACAAAAAAAGGGGGTAAAATACCCCCTTTTGAATTAGAAACCCATCAATCTAACTACACAGCACGTTGAGTAGATTGCGTTTCAGTTGAAGTCCCCATACCAGCGAAAGGATCCGCAGCAGTAGCTCCAGTTACAAAATTAGGCATTGTTATTTCGTTAGCAGTAAGAGTCAAGGTATATCCCTGAAGATCACCCATCGCAGTTCCAGTAACAGCGGTTCCGCCAGTTACTTCAGCTCCGTGTTCTCTACCAACACATAATACACTACCATCAAATGTTTCTACAAAAACGTGAGGTCTACCATAAGCCATAAGCTTTAGTTCTTTGTTGTCCTCTTTAGTTAGTTTATGTAGCGTTACGTTTAGTACTTGCTCAAAGAAGGTAGTACCATTCTCCAAGGAAGTTTGAATATTTGTTTCTAAAGAGGAGTTCCCTTTGACATCATAAGTATGGTAGTTAAAAGAACCAGCGAAATCAGTAATTTCATCGTTGCTACCTACAGTAACAGCTCCTAAATCTCCGAAATCAACAAAGTGAATCTTTCTAACACCACCTACAGCATCTTTACAAGGTTTTAATCTTCCTCCAGTTAAATCACAAGCCATATTTTAAAGTATTAAAAAAGGGTAGGTAGGCACTCGGCTCACCCACCCTTCTTGATTATTCAATTATTTATTAGTTAGCAGAGTTGGTGATACCATAAGTAACGATATCTTCAATTATGCCATACTGTACTCCAGCGGTAAATCTCATTACAACTCTCACATTTTGAGAACCATCAAGATCAGCCATATCGATTACTTTAACTTCGTTGTGGTCAGATAAAAGACCAGTTCCAAAGAACAAGTTAGACTTCTCAGCAGCAATTGCTTTGTTGTCAGCAAGACCATTAGCAACAAATAGTTTTACACCATCAAAACTAAGGCTTCCGTTATTCCACCATTGAGTTCCTTGTGCGTTTGTACCAGCAGCACCAAGTCCACTTGCACCAAATCCGCCTAATGCTCTAACATAAGCTCTAGCAATATTTTGAGAAACATAAATGTAAAGATCTTCATTTCCGTAAAGTGAAGATGGGATTGCATCGACTATAGAGCCAATCTGCGCAATTACATTTGAAGAGTCAACTGTTGTACCAGCAACTTCTTGTGCAGATGGTAAAGCAGCATCTAAAGATACTAATTTAGTAAGACCATCAAATTGTCCGTTGTTACTTGTATTCCCATCCCAGATGTTTTGCTCAGTTTTTTGTGCAACTTTAGTAGCAACGTGTCCAATTAAGAAGTCACTAAAAGAAGGAGGAAGACTGTCGAAAGCAGAATATCCCATTTGAACAGCTTCCCAGTCAGCTACAAAATCCTTTTTACAAAGTTGTAGATTGACTTGTTGCTCTTCTGGAGCAAGAATTTTTTCAGTAAGTGTCAAAGTAGAAGTTGCATCAAAGTCACAAGTAGCATCCTTAACGATTCCGTCAGAAGATACTTTCTTTATAACCTCTTTTAACTTTACATTCGGTTTTACTGTAATACCGCCATTAGCGATAGTAGACCCCTCTAGTAAAGCTGCTGCAATATATTGTCCAGCAAATTCTCCAGAATAAGTAGGGGAAGTAATGTTAGTAGTTGTAGCCATTTTTATTTAATTTAATTATTGTTTATTGTTAATTCTTGCCATCACACGATCAAATGTGGTTTGAGGCTTGTTTTGTCCGTAAGTAAAGTTTAGCTTTTTTGCTTGTCCTTCTTCTGGATTGTGTTTGATTGCTTCAGCAGCTGGTTCTTTAGAAAGCTCTTCTACTTGCTCTGATAGAGCTTGTTTTTCTTTCTTCATATAACCCATCTCTTCATCAATCATTTTCTTAATTGCATCAATCTCAGCTTTAAGCCTTGACATATCCTCAAGATATTTTTCTTCAGAGACATAACCCTCTGCTAAATTTTCGTCTTCTTGAGTTTCTACTTCCTCAGATGCTTCTACCTCTTCGATTGCTTCGGTAGGCTCTTCTGAAAGTTCAGTAGTTTCTTCTTTGACTTCTTCTTTTGCTTGATCTTCTTTAGTTTCTATAACTTCCTCTTTAACCTCTACCTCAGAGATATCTTGAGCAAGTTCATCTTCTTTAGTAAGAATCGACAGCTTTTGTAGAATGTCATTCAAAATAGTTGTTGAACTCATAATAATTATAATTTATTAAAATAACTGGTTAAAAAGTAAGTGTTGTATTTTTATATTTTTCCTATACCTTGAGCCTCAAGAGTCCCATCACAACAATCAATAGAATATGTTGTACCATCTGGACATAGACATCCCCTTCTACCATTCTTAGGAGACGTCCTAGATGCAGTTGCTTTTTTTCTTCTTCTTATAGGTTTTTTCATTTCTTTCCTTTAGGATGTTTCTTTGGGAGTAAATCATAATCCGTAGTATATTTTGGATTCTGTGGTCTACCATTCTTTATTAAGTATAAGTAGGCATTAACCCTAGCAAAAGCCCACTGAGAAGCTGATCTAACTTTAGGACTATGACTTGTGTTAAAAGCCCCCAAGCCACGCTGAAAGACAGAAGCAAGAACGCTAACGCTAACACCATAGCCAAGTTTTTCTTTATATTTTTCATTAAACTCATCTGATTTCTTTTTTAAGGTGGCTCTATCTTTAGCAGATACTTTAGCTCCTCTTTTACCAGAAGCGTTTCCTTTTGCAGTTCCTTTACCTTTTGGATCTTTATTCTTAGTACCAGACTTAGGTGCTTTAGGACTAGATTTAACATTTCCTTTATCATCTACTTCAGCTAGAATATGTTTTTCACAAGCCATATACCATATCTTACCATCTAGTTCGTGTTCGTGGTAACCGCTACACCCTAAATCTTTAGCTGCTTTAATTGCCATCTCTTTATCTGAAAAAGCAAGTCTATCATCTATAACAGCGTAATCATCATCTATTACAGCTGTAGCCATCTTTATTTCACCTAAACCTCTTAACTTACCTCTACTCCATCTTAATGCAGCTTTACCGCCCCAAGCATCATACATTAATTTACCACATCCATCAGAATAGCTCTTAGAGGCTTTTAAATCACCTTTATGACGAGAAAGGAAGGAATACATCCTTTTTATTGTAGATACTGTTAAATTGCTTCTAGAAGCTAACTGAGAGGCTCTACGCTTTCCTACAGCAGTACCACAAGATCCCCATCCATTTTTGTCAACCCAATCAAGAACTCTTTTGGCATTATTCACTACTCCATCAGGATAATCGCTATATGTTTTCAACTTTAGTAAATCCTGTTCTAGTTGGTCCTTTACCTCTAGAAGTATTTCATCCGATTCGCCTTCATTAATATCGGTGATTTGTGCCATATTAATTTTATCAGTAAAGTATCCCTCAATAGAGAAACCTTTAACCAAACCAGTTTTAACATAATTTTCCCAAACATTATCATTATTTACTTTCATTGAAACCATCCAAGTTCCTACAGGAAGGTCCATACCATACTTTACACTTTTATCGTGGACCTCATCTTCTACGATCCAACTCTCAACAACACTTAACCCATTGAGTTCAGCTTCGTGTTCTAATGTAGATTTATTCTGGTTACCCCTCATTAAGAATAGTTCAGATGCTTTTCTTACAGTATCTTCAGAGAAGTATATATAATATTCTTCTTCCTCTTCAGATCTATATATATGTTTATTTGGAACTAGAGCAGCTCCCATTAGGATTCTCTTTTCCTTATCTACTTCTGCAAGTTGATGTTTTTGTTGATCTTTAAGTGCAACAAAGTGTTCTTGAATTGCTGGTCTATCTACTATTGATATAGCTTCAATACCTGATAACAATTCGTCTTCGTCAATAAGTAATTCTATAATTCTCATATCTATTAAATTAACCACCTAGTCCAGCAGTGTTTATTGTATTTCTATCTAACTCTTGTTGTGTTGTAATTTCTTTGCCTACTACAAAGGCTTTTATTGGTTTAGATTGTTGCCCTCCGATAGACTGTGCTAACTGACTTTCTGAGGATGCACCCACTACATTAAAGTCAGGTGCTTGAACTTCAGCACCAGCTCCCGTGCCTCCACTTCCAGACGAACCTCCTATAGAACCTCCGCCTCCGATAGCAGTAGCCAAGATGGCTGCTATACCTATACCCGCTCCTGTTTTAGTCAAAGCAGTATTCTTTAAGAATAAGGCTTCATTCTTAGCTATTACAGGTAAATTGAAAGGGAATGGATAGGACATTGTAGCGTTTAAGTTTGCGGCTGATGTTGCAGCCCTCGATGTGGCTATGCTCGTTTGGGCTTTTACGATAATACTTGCGATAGCAGCTCCCTTTTCAAATACTAATGCAGCTTTTTGTAAAGCTTCATTTTTTCCAGCTAAAGTAGAAAGCATACCTCCTATTCCTTGAGCAAAACTAATGTACTGTAAATCTATTCTTTGCTGCTCGTTTATAGAATCTACTTTGGCTTTTAACTTTAAATCCTCCAATAAGATTTGTTGTTTAGCTATTGATTCTCGTAAGGCGAGTTCTTCTTTTAAATTTAACTCTGTAGTATTTAACCTTATTCTATCAAGTTCAAGATCTTCAGTTATTTGATTTATTTTTTGATCATAATAAGTTTGATTAGCATCTATTCTACTTTTTAATGATTTTATTTCTAAGTCTTCAATCTTTCTTTCGGATTCAGCTCTTAATCTACCTTGTTTATCAGCTAATAATATTCTCTCGGTTATATAT